CACCACGCAAAAAGTAGGTGTCGTCGAGCAGCTCAGTTTTGAAGTCTTCTGAGAACGGAATGGGCTTACCGTCTTCATCAGTGATGTCCTCCCAGCCCAGCAAGACATCAAAGATCAGGTTTTCAGTAGCTGCATCATCAAGATCTTCAAACGATCTACGGCCAACCTTTTTGAAGATGGCCGTGAACGTTTCTTTCTTGTACTGACCGTTGTCGGGTAGTTCTACCGTGACAGGCCACTTGTAAGAAGTGACCTTGGTGTACTTAAAACCCATGAATTAGGTGAAAGCCAGACTGAAGGAATTATTACCTGCAGTTGTAGGAAGTGCCAAGTAAGGCATCGTCAGGCTGATCACACCGTTGGTGTCGCCATAGCTGATGCCAGTGACATCAGTTTGACCCATAGTCAACGTGGTGATGTTGCCAGCAGTTCCACCAAGCACAATGCTGCTGCTTGCGGTGCTGTTGCCGCGTGCATCTTCAAAGTAGTCAGTAGTGCTACGAGCAGGCGCCTCAATCACAGCGGTGCCACCAGGAGCACGATCAACAATCAGTGTCTGCTGTGAGGAAGCAGTCTCTTTGTAGATGAGGCTGTTGTTCAGGGCGAAGTCCAGTGACTCAATGCGCTGACTGGTCTCACCGAAGAACGTTGCAGTAGTGACGTTCGTGTCATTGACTTCCAGAGCTGCAGCTTGGTTGGCAACAGTAAAGGTGCCGCTCAGTGCAGTGCTATCAGGGTTGTTGTAGATGCCAGTGAACTGGAAGCTCATCGTGGCGAGCTGTCCAGCAGACAGGTTGATCGTCATGGTGCCGCGAGCACCAGTAATTACATGACGAGTGCCGTCATAGAAGCAGTACAGAGTGACTGAGTCAAAGCTGCTGCTAACAGGCGCATAAGTTGCACTCGTAGAAGCAACAATCGTCTCACTCAGGCCACAAGCTTTGAGCAGAGGCCCATAAGCAGGAGCAGTTCCAGCAGCACCACTACCCCCAAGTTCAACATCAAAGCTAACGCTCACTCGCTTGTTAGCAGTCAAGGTGCCGCGAGTGCTGTTGCCCAGAAACCCTTGAAAAGCTGCAGCCTGAACGTTGTCAGACTCCATAGGAGTCA